GAAGCGCCGGGCGAAAGAGCGCGTTGCTCCGCTGCGCCAGTTCTGCAACGGCGCGCACATTCGGCCCATGTCCGGGCCGTTGCTGCAGTGGTTCAAGCAGTACGACCCCGCGGAGACGCCAAAGCCGCCCCGCCCGGTCGGGTATCGCCTTCGGTTGGAGCAAGAATGCCGGGAGGTGCTGTGCGAAGTCACGAACCCGTTTCGGATGACGAATGATGACTACACGCGCCCCGGCCAGCGCCTCGCGTTGTCGCATTTCGAGTACGAGAAAATAGGAAGCGGACTGAGGAAACTATGAGCACCCAAGATAAAGTCGACATCGCCATGCTGGTCTTAACTGTAGTCCTGCTGTTGGCAGTGTTCGGCCTACGCAGCTTGCTTTTCGCGTGAGAATCGTCCCGATCACGCTGGCGCGAGCCAGCGAGTTTGTCAGCCAACACCATCGGCACAATAAGCCGCCGCGCGGCTGGAAGTTCGGCGTAGGGTTGGAGCAAGATGGCGCGCTCGTCGGTGTCGCAACGGCCGGGCGCCCCGTGGCGCGAGCGTTCGACAACGGGTTTACGCTCGAAGTCAGCCGCACATGTACGGACGGCACCCCGAACGCAAACTCCATGCTGTACGGCGCCGTGTGGCGAGCGGCGAAGGCGATGGGCTATACGCGCTGCATCACGTACACCCAAGCCGACGAGAGCGGCGTGTCGTTGCGCGCTGCAGGCTTCCGCCGCGTCAAGGCTTTAGCTCCTCGCGGGAGCTGGGCGGAGTCCAGCGTGAAGCTGAAGGGCATCCGAGATGTCGTCGGAAATGGCGGCGTAGCGCGGGTGCTGTGGGAGCTAACTACTGCCGACGCGCCGCAGGTACGCGAGCGCACGCTCCAGGCCAGCGACGGTATCGCCGAGATTGCCCAAGCCTAAGTTGCAGCGGTTGCATAGCCAGCCGCGAAACGCACCGGTAGTGTGGTCGTGGTCGAGGTGCATCTGCACGTCGGTCGTGTCGCGCTCGCAGAGTTCGCAGGTCAACGGCTTCAGGTAAGGTGCGTCGGGGATACCCATGCGCTTACGCGCTGATTTCACGGAGTTCGCTTTCACGCGCTCGGGGTACCTCGCGTAGTAAGCGGCGGCGCGCTTACGCCACTCACCGGGGTTGCGCGCTTCCCACGCTTTGACTGCCACCTTGGCGCACTCCACGCAAGTCCCGGTGAGGTGCCGCCGAGCCAGATGCCCCTTAGAGCACGGCTTTCCGGTGAAGTAGTGTTTTGCGCCTGCAACCTTGGCCGCAGTGCGGGAAGTCGGGAGTTCAGTAAGTTCTTGCATGCCCAAATGTTATCACGAACTGATCCGCGCCCGCAACTCGTGTTGACAGGAGCGCGCACGCATGCAAAATTCGCGCCTTGACCGATAGCTGATCGCCGGGGCCGCTCCCCGGTAGCATTGTCCGAGGCGTCATGCCCCTCAAAGCGGTTTTCGTTAACCATTTTGAGGACACAACAATGCCTTTCACCGCAGAACAGGTTTCGTACGCGGGCAAACTCGCCCTCGACTTCTACCTGAAGAACGACCCGACGGACCAGATCAATGTCGCCCATCCGCTGCTCAAGAAGCTCGGCGAGGGCAAGAAGGAGTGGACCGGCGGTTTGCAATATGTCGTAGAGCAGCTGCGATTTAGCAACGATTCGAACTTCCAGGCGTACTTCGGCTCCAGCCAGGTCACGTACAACCGTAAGCGCACCGTCAACCAGGCGAAGTTCCTGTGGGGCTCGTGGCATGACGGTTTCGGCCTCGACGAAGACGAAATGGCGCAGAACGGCGTCATCCTCACCGACGAGCGCGGCCAGTCCCCGAGCGACAACGAGAAGGTTCAGCTCACGAACCTGCTCGAAGAGAATCTCGAGACCCTGAAGCTCGGCTTCGACGAGAATTTCGACCTGATGCTGCACCGTGACGGTTCGCAGTCGAGCCTCGATATCCCGGGCCTTGACGCCCTGGTGTCGCTGTCCCCGACCGCGGGCACTGTCGGCACGATCGCGGCCAGCAACGCGTGGTGGCAGAATTACGCCGATCTCGGCGTGGAAGACAGCTCGGAAGGCGTGCTCGACGCGATGGAACGCGCATGGCGCGCGTGCATCCGCTACGGCGGCTTCCCGCCTGACTACATCCTGTGCGGCGCCGATTTCATCGACGCCTATCGCGATGCGGTCGGCTCGCCGGGCGGCGCGATTCAGCGTCATGTGCAGGTCGGCGGTGCCGAAGGCAACAAGAAGGGCATCACGCTCGATGGCGGTGTCGGCAACGGCATCAACACGGGCCTGTACTTCAAGGGCGTGGAACTGATCTGGGACCCGGTGTTCGACACGCTCGACACGCTGGACACCCCGACCGTGGCATGGGCCACGCGGTGCTACTTCCTGAACACGCGCTTCATCAAGCTGCGCCCCATCAAGGGCCACTGGATGATCTCGCGTCGGCCCCCGCGTGTGTACGACCGCTACGTCCACTACTGGGCTCTGACCGCGAAAGCGGCCCTGACGACCGGCAAGCGCAACGCGCACGCCGTTCTGGCTCTGGCGTAACGCCTCCGGGGAGCGCCGCAAGGCGCTCCTCGGACCACTGAATTTTCGAGGACTATCAATCATGCGTACCAAATACGTTTCCGGCGCCGCCGTCACCGATCTCGGCACGACCGCGCCTTTCCTTCCCGGCTACACGGCAGTCGCCATCAACACCGGCACTTCGGCGGACACGCTGCAGCTCGGCGATGAGTCCACCGGCCCGTTCGACACCGTGGCGGTCATTCCGGCCGGCTGCTCCGTGGAGTTCGAGATCACGGCGCGCTACGCGGCGATCGAGAACGGCGCGGGCACCATCGTCATTCTCGGCAACTGAGCCCAAAGCAAAAACCTCACCACTTAGCGATAAGTGGTGAGGTTTCTACCCACCCATCGGAGTACAAGTATGATTCGTCACGTTTTTGTCGATATTCGGCGCAATGAAGGCGCCACCATCCGCAACAGCTTTCCGGCCTGGGAAATCCCGATCCTGAAAGTGGTGCATGGCGAGGACGCGGTCACGGAGATCGGCGACAAGCTGGTCAACCGCGATCCGCCGGAGGCGCACGATGAGTTCACGCGCCTGAACAATCGCTATCGCCGCGGGCGCAACGAGGACGGCTCGCAGGGCACGCCTTTCGTCCACATGGTGTATGGCGAGCTCGGCGTTGCGAAGCTCGAGCAGGCCATCAACGCCGCGGTCACGGCAGCGCCCGAGGGCGACCTGACCGGGCTCGGAGATCCGATTTCATCCGTGGGTGGGTGAACACTTCGCCCCTGTCCAGCTTTCGGGCTGGCAGGGGCGTCTTTTAACCGGGAGCCCGCGTGAGCCAAGCCGATTTCAACTGCGATTGCGTTGACAGCAACTCTAACGAGACGCTGCTGCAGCTGCGCACGCGCCTGATGCGCCGACTCGGCTACTCGGCTCAGGCTACGAACCCCCCGCCGGGCATGGCTGAACTGCTCGATGACTTCCTGCGCGACGCGCAGGACCAGCTCTACATGAAGAATCCGGTGCTGCGCACCGAGCGGTTGTACCGCTGGACGATGGTGCCCGGCATCAGCTATTACGGCATTCTCGACAACGACGGCGACACCGAATTCAGCGACATCGATTGCGGCAAGCATCTGAACGATCGCGCGTACCGCATCACCGGCGTGTGGTTGGAAGACCTGAACAGCATGTGGATGCCGATGCGCTGTGGCATCAACCCCTCGTTCTACACGACGGCTGCGCAGGAAGGGCTGCCGACGCTGTACGAGATTCGCTCGTGCATTGAAGTGTTCCCGGTTCCGAACGCGGCGTACAAGCTGTGGGTCAAGGGCCAGATGGGCGTCGAGCCCTTCGTCGCAAACACGGACAAGACGACTATCAACTCGGACCTGGTGTTCGGCTGGGCGCTGGGAGATGCGAAGGCGCACTACCGTCAGCCCGATGCGAATGACGTGAAGCAGTCCGCGCGCGAAATGCTCGGGGACATGATCGCGGGCAACCACCTCACTCGCCGGTACGTTCCAAACACGTATCGCCTCCCGCCGGCCGTCGAACCTGTGATGGTCGACTTCAACCCGCCGGTGTAGCGTGGCAGATCGCAGCATCGCGCTAACTACCATAAAAGGTGGAATCAATCGGCAGCGCACCAAGGGCGGCGCTCTCGAAGATTCTCTGTTCGATCTGGTGAACGCGTACGTCTCGAAATCGAAGACGATCATCATTCGCCCCGGCACTTTCCGCACGCACGAGCTGCCGACTAACACGGCTGGCGACGGGGAGACGCAGGGCCTGATGGCGTTCCGCGGCGAGCTTCATGTATTCTCGCACCACGCGGTCGACGTGCCGGACGGTATCGTGCTTCACGTCATTCAGCATCCGACCGACCCGACTTCCCCGATCGACGAAATCAATTTCGCGGCGCCTTTCATGGGCTTCCCGTATGTTGTGGCGACCTTCGAGAACGGGGATACGTTTCACTACTGGCTGCAGGACGGCGACGTTTGGCAGGCAGAGCA